GTGCCACTGACTCACGTTTTATACGTAAGTTAATGACACCTTCAGGTTTGAAACCAGTGATAATCCTTACTGATGAAGAAATAGAACTAGATGTCCAACATGATTATGTTCCTGCAGTTTGTCTCCCAGACCAAGGTCATGTGTGGTCAGATAGATTTGAATCTACATCAGTAGGTGGTGATCCTGTCATTTCAGAATCTGTTGCGCTTTCTATGAGAACTGGATATTATATGTTACCTTTTAAATATTTTAATTCCCATATTTTAATTAGATTGATTTGTAAACCCGCTTTCTCTCAAGCTCAATCATTTTGGGTTTCAAGATCTTTTAATAAACTTAATTTTTCAACAAGTAGACATGTAAGTGAAATTGGTTTTTCATGGTTCCCTTCTAAAGCTAATGAAATTTTTGTTTTAATGCCTTGGTCAAATCCTAATTATATTGCGTCTACTGAATCAGAACTATCAGATTCTTTTGGTTTTATTAATGTTAAGAATATTTCAGAACTTGTTACTTCCACAGGAAACGATACACCATTGTCTATTTCATATTATTTTGCGCCCTATAAAATGTATACTTATGTTCCTCAACCAGTTACAACAGAACCTCCACCTATTTCTTCGGGTGCAATTACACTTGCTTCTACTGGAGCAACTTACCCTGCATCTACAATCACATTAGGAAATATTGAAGTTTTAGAACCTACATATATATGTGGTAGGGAATTTGGAACAAATTCAGATGCAAAATCACATGATCTTACTTTACAAATTGATTCAACAACTGTAGGTAGACTTTATTATTTCACAGAAGCTTCTACAAATTTAAGTGGTTATGGCGCTTCTACCCCTGTTTTATTCCAACCTGGAACTTATCCTGTTACTTTAATTTTCAATTTCTCTGCACGTTTAGGTACTAATCTTGGAATAAATTGGTTTAATATAGGTAACCAACCACCTGTCTTTACTGCTGCTCTTAAAGGAATATTGCAGATAGATTCATCTCCTCAAACAAAAGAAATTCCGAGGGATGAATATATTGATTCGGTAAATTTTGAAAATCTCCCACCTTTCATTGAAATTAACTCTTCTATTACCAATCCTATTTCTAAAATTGCAAATGGCTTTAATATACTTCCAAAACCTTTTAAAACTACTTTTAAAACATGTGTTATTTCTCAAGATCCAGATATTATTAAATATACTTTACTTTCTAACGATGACAAAATTATTTTTATTACTTATGCTAAATCTAAAAATCTTGCTAAATTAAATGGTTATAAAGCTATTCTTAAACATTATGAATCTCAAATTACTCAAGGACAAGAACAAATATTTGAATATCAGTATAATCCAAATTCAACTAAAGCACAGAAAACCTATGGACAAATGTTCGATCATAGTCCTAGAGAAGATCATCATCTTATGTTTTTACAACAAATTATTGTTTCATCTACAAATAAATATCAATTATTCAATTTTACACTTAATTTATCTACTGTAGCTGCAACTTACCCTTATATTAATACAAGAGAATATTTAAGACATTATCTCAAATCACATATGCCTTTAATTGTAATTAAATCAAATAAGAATCCTTTCTCCAATCTTTTATGTCGTTTAGTACAAGGAACATATTCAAATTACGAAGACGTTATGCAACTTCCCGGACCAGAATGGGATCCTAGTTGCTCGGAATTAAAAGTAGCACCTTATTGGGATTTCGAAACTCCTGCTGTTACACAAATTACTATTCCTTTTACTCTTGCCATTCTTTCAGGACAAATTGATGAAGCAGGTATGCAACTCCTCGTATTCTTTAATACATCTACACTTAGATATCACCACAAGATTGACTATAACCCAGCTCAACCGGCTGCACCCACAGAACTCGCTTCAGTTCTTAATGAACTTGGAATGTGTAGTAAATGTGCGATTGCACCCTGTCAGTGTTCCAGA